CTTCCTCTTGCTCTAGTATCAATCTTATCAGTGGACGAGGTAACTGTAAAGGGTCCTAAAGGTGAACTATTTTGAGTATCAGATGGGTAGTCTGATATAAATAAGGTAACTTGGTTATTACCTACAATCTCTTTATAGTCAGGAATAAACCTGCTTACTGAAGCAAAAAACTCACCGTCTGCAATATCAAAATCTCCAGATCTTATAAATCCTTGAATAGCAGATGTACCCGTGCTGTTAACTTGATCTACACCTTTTTCATGTTCATATAAAACTGTGGCCCCATCTCTATTAGTAATTCCTGATATTGGAAATAAAGGAGTATCTGATGGACTATTGGAATCTGTAGATCCGTTTGGAATATAATCAGTTGCAAACGGTCTTTCAAAAACATCTGCATCCATATAAGTTGTTCTATCTAATGTACTTGTATGCCAGCTATTTTCTGCATAATTATAAGTAACACATCTATCAACTTGTAAAGAATTTTCTGTTGGATAAAACCAACTTACTTCAGTGTACAAACTATTGTGGCCTGCATAAATAATTTCATTAGCATCAAAATTAAGACCTGGATTACCATCACCTGTAGTAAATACAAAATCTTCTACTAAACAAGGTATTTGTTTTACCGTTCCATCAAATGCAAAAAATCCACCTGCTTGACCCATCCAGTAAACAGCACCTTGAGCAAACACAACAGCGTGTTGTCCTAAACAACCACAATTGGTTCCCACTTGTCTAATGCTAAATGTAAAAGGTGGTCCTACAAATTGAGCTACGTAAGCAGCTTGATCTGTTAAAATTAAAACATAATCTTTACCTTGAACAGCAGCGGTAATTTTATTTCCTGTATCTAATCTAAATGTACCAGCAGTATTTGTTGCTGTCGGTGTGTATACGTTCAATGTTTCTTGATTAGTGAACCTGATAAACATAGGGTCTTGAGTGGTTGCATCAGTCATATCTGTTAAAGCACCAAATTGAAATAAATGTCGATCTCTATCTGAGAATAAAGATAACGTTGAAACCATATTAACTTCACTGCCTACCCCGGTAATTACAGTAGCTCTAGTTGCTAAAGCTCCAGCAGAATCCCATTGAAAAGTATTTCCATTTCTAAGTGTTGCAATTAAGGTGTTACCTGCATGATCTAAAGACCAGTTAGCTGGATCTAAAGTTACGTTTGAAGTTGATCTTGCTGTGCCCCAAGCTTCTTTACCCCATTGATAAGTGCTCCAACCAAAACCTAAAGTTTGAAAAGTGGGTCCTGGTCTTATGTATCTTTGATAGTTAAATGATCCTTGAGCCGTCATTCCGGAATTACCTTCCGATGTCGTTACACCAGCAGCAGGGTTTAATAAACTTATAGTAAACGAGTTTGCGTTAGGAACGGTTAATACTTCAAAAGCGTAGGTTTGAAAATCAGGTGCGGTAAGTGTTGTAGATCCAGCTACGGATACAGAAGTAAATACCACGTAATCTCCAACTACAATACTGTGTCCAGTTGAATTTATCGTTACCGTAGAACCAGCTGCTAAAGAAGTGGTAAAGGTTCCTCCTGAAACTGGAGATCCAGCCAAAGGAGTAACATCATAAAATCTTTCACCACTAAAAATAAACAGCCCTGAGCTTGTCCCAATAGCCGAAAATTTTGTGCCATTTAAATTAGTAAATGTGTGTTGAGCTCTAGCTACACCAGGAAGAGTATTATTTGCTGTAGTTAATTGATCCCAACCACCTATTTTTTCAGGCACTCCATATCTAAACCTAACAAAATTACTATCAACCCATTTACCTGCAGCGGCTGAAGGTGTGCTTTGTTTATCAATACCTGCTTGAAATTTTACTTCTTTTAATGCCATGGGATCTATTATACTAGTTTTTAAACAAAAATATAGCCCATTATTGAGTGAATATCTCAAATTGTAAACTCACTCGTTTTTTAGTTTTACTAATACGAGGTTTATGTTCTAAAAAACCAGGGAATATCAAAAGATCATATGTTCTGGGCTCTACGTAAGCTGTCTTATTTTTGTGTCTTAATTCTATCCCACAGTTCTTGACAGTTTTTAAATATAAAACTCCACACAAAGAACAAGTGTCTATATGATTATGCCAAACCTCTCCTTCGTGATAATCACCGTCTGTATAGTAGCTCCAAAGTTTAAATGGTGTGTGAAGAACTTGTATGTTTTTGTAATATTTTTTACAGGTGTCAATAAACAAAGAGTATAGTTGATCTTTATATTTTGTTATAACACTATAATTATAAGATCCTTTAACTCTATTTTCTGTGCTTTTAAAACAGTCGCTAATAAGCTCCTCTTTTATATCCTTTATTTCTTTTCTTAAATTATGCACGTGGTAAATGTTTTTAATTGTCATATCTTTTAATCATTATTACCCAATCTGTTTTATTACATAATTCATTAAATGACAGCTTAGTTTTTTTATTAATTTTAGAATATTTTTTAATTTCATTTACATCTAAAATAACCCAATGTTTATCAAAAGCAAATACCATTCGATCTGCGTTACTTTTAGAACTCAAAGATTGAGAAAGAGTATCCTCATTTTGATTATAAGTTCTAACACAAAAAGACTCAATTTTATTTGATTTATTTTTTAACCTACCAGTTACATCAATATGTTTTTCATTCACTCTAGTAGATTCATCTAAACACTCTTTAATAAAAGACTCAACAATCATTTATTAAAAAAAAGACTTATAGAGAATCTATAGTTAGGTCCCGTTATATTTTGAGCTCTAATAGTATGGGGTATCTCACCATCAAATATAACTAGTCGATTGGGTGTATATATAGAACCGTATCTAATTTCTTTTTGATCTTCACTATAAAATAAAGTCTCACCTGCAAAATTAGGATGCCAATTAAGATTAGCATAATATAAACAAACAACTTGTTTTGGATGACAATGTGTAAAATTAGGATCTGCAGGTTTAGATAAATTTACCATACACTTAATATAATTGTTTTCATTAATAATATTTTTGTAGGGTGTTTTTTTTGCAAATTTTTTTAAATTAGGAATAAGTTCTAACTGATCTACGTTTTGTCGAGTGTAGCTACTATGTAAACAAGGGTAACCTCTCTTATCAAACTCTTCTACATCTTCCCATCCTATTTTAAAAAAAGACTTAATAATGTAATTATAGTAAAAAGTTTGTTTAGCTTTACTTACAAAATTATCGAAAACATAAATAGATTTATCTATCTTCATAATTTAGGTAACCCTAAATGTTCTCTCTCATCATATATTAATTTTGTATTAGTTGTATAATGTAAAAAAGCTTGTCCACATACTTTACCCTTAAACGGTTCTCTCCAATGTTCTAATTCACAACCAAAATAAAATAACATGTCGCCTGGTTTTAAAATTATTTTTTTTCCTTTTTTTCCTTTTTTACCTGAAGGTTCTAAATATATAGGCCATACATCTCCACCTAAATTTAACGTGGTAGATATTTCACATTGTTCTCTGTCTTTATGTCTTTTTAATTCATGACCTTTAGTATAAATTCTAGCGTAGGAATACGTTGGATAAACTGTTTTGCCTAATTTTTTTGACATCACAGGAGTGAGAGCATTTAATATAGTTTCAAAAGCACTATCTCCATATAAAGAATAAGCGCCGATGACTTGTGGATCGTGAAATGTTCCAGTGCCTGCCATACCTTGTTCACCTCCATTATTTCTATGTAATGTGGAAGCCACAGCTCTTTTCATTATTAAATAATTTAAAAGAAAATTAGCAACATCTGTTGAAACAACGTCTCTAACAACTAAGTATTTATCTTTTTCAAATTTTGTTTTTTTCATAAAAACCAAAAAATCCTGAATGTTTTGCTTTAGAGGTTACATTAATAGTATAGTTAGCTGCAATAGAAACTCTTTCAATTTTAGACAGAAAAGGTGTTACATAATGTTTTAAATTAAAAGGAAATATAAAAAACATACCTTCTTCTGGAAAAACTCTTTGCTCATCAATACAAAATTGAGAATGTGATCCATGCATAAAACTTATAGCACCTGGTCCACCTTCTGTAATTGTGCCCTGATATTTTTTATGTTCGTTTCTTAATTTTTCAGGCACTCTGACAAACCATACGCTAGAAAGATTACATCCAGTATGAATGTGAGGTGGATTGCTTTCTCCTGCTTTCATAAAATTAACCCAAGCTTGCTCTAAATTAAGATTTGATACTCCTGTATTATAATATTTAGAAAAGTCTATGATAAAGTCTTGATAATATTTAAGTGTAATTTGATGAAATTTTTTTAAATCAATAAAATATTCTTGTTTGATAGTAGCTGCTAAAGTTTTTCTAGCATCTTTTTTCTTGTTTTTAATACAAATCTTATTTAATAATTTCAAATCTTCAGGAGTAATCATACCATTGTATACAAACGGACCCCATTTAAAATTTCTTTTTTTTATTTCCATGGATCTCCAATGCTCCAATTTACAATAGATTTTCTTGTTCCTGATTTTACAGGTTTAACACGGTGCCATATATAACTAGGAAAAATTATTATGGTGCCTTGTTGTTTAGCTTCTTTACATTCTAAAAGAAGTTCTTTTTTACGAGCTAGATTAGTCACATCAAACTCTACTTCTCCACCAGTAAATTTTTTTGAATCTGTTAGATTACATATTAAAGATACCTTTCTAACTTTACCGTTAAAGTTAGGATCTTCAGAAGAAAAAGGTGCATCAAATGAATCTTGATGCCAATGATAATAATTATTTTTTTTATAAACTGTAAATTGAAAACTTTCAGACCAAGTTAAATCGTAACCCCAACCT